AATTGCTGGAGCTCTTGTCATATCTCTTTTATCAGAACCACTTGATGAATCTTCCATTTCTTTTCGTGTAGATAGATTACCAAGTGAATCCAGAAAAATCATAATTTGATATTCTTTATCCATATTCTCAATTATCTTAATTGCTTGTGTTTTAAATTCTTCTACTGTTGCAACTGGAAACACAATAAATCTATCAGGATCTAATCCTCTATCTTTTATTATGTCGGAAGTCAATGCACCTTCACTTTCAAAATAGATAATGATATTATTATTATCCTTATCTAAATAACTCTTAGCTATACTTAATGCAAAAAATGTTTTACCAACTGCCTCAGAACCTGCTAAACACGTTATCTTGTTTGATGGAACACCTCCATACAAAGAACCAGACAACAATGCGTTTAGACTATAAGATCCAGTATCGACAAAAGTACTACAATCACCAACAATACCAGCGGATACAACGCTTGCAAAATCATTTTCAGTCACCTTTATTAAATGTTTAATAATATCCTTCGTTGCCATAATAAAACTCCTTTAATTTAAAAAAAAGATTCTAAACTACCACGTTTTTCAGTTTGCCAACCAAGAACATTTAAAATATTTTTGATTGGTTGCAAAAATGCTTTATCAAATTGTAACTCATAATCAATATACTTTTCTAATTCAAAATCTTTTGGTAGGTGAGTAGCAACAGAAATCACATTCTCGTGTAATGGATTTGGTTCTTTAAGATATGCGAATTTAACTTTCTCACCTTCACGAATATACTGATATTTCTTAGTAAGCTTATGTTTTCTTAACATATGATTATATAATAAAACACCTCTCACGTGAATTGGTGTGCCTTTATTATATATACTTTTTGTGGACGTATACTTTGCAATACCATTAACTGATCTAGGAAATGCTATTTTATCAAAAGATAAATTATTAAATTCTTCACGATAATCTAAAATACATTTCATTACAGTTTCTTCATCAGTATTGATGATAGTCTTAATTAATGCTTGAATTTTATTACGACACCATTCTGGCGTTGAACTCCTAACACTTTCGATACCCATTATTTTTAACTTGGGTTCTTTGTATTTTACCCCTTCAGAATCATAAACATTAAGTATGTATCTTTTCTTTGCAGTCCAGATACCTTTATCAGCAATTACTTCTCTCCCCATCTGCATCTTTTGTGCATATGAATTTACATACGAATGAAGATCTTCATAACTACTATTAATAAATGGCTCAATTTTATCTTTACTAATCCTGTCCAAGAAGGTAATAATTTTTGGAGTACTATCTGTCTGTTTTGTGTCCTTGAAAACTTGACAAACCAAGTTGTTAAATGTAACATATATACTATCCGTATCCGAAGCAATGACATAATCAACATCCTTTGTATGAAGTAGATTATTGATATATATATTTATACTTCGATCAATCCAGCGTATTGCAAGTTGCCCTGCTGTAGTAATACCCTCTGCCATTTCTGTTGAATAATAACGAAAATGTTGATTAGCTAATGCACCATAAGCACTATTCAACAAAATCTTTTTAGACATTTGAATATTATTACATCTGGATATGTTATTAATTACTGCTTGTTTATTCTTATAATTTCCATCTTCTAATTTCTGTTGCTCCTCCAACATCTTTTTCTTAAACTCTACACGTTCATTATACATATCTTCCATCAACTGTGGAAGAAATCCTCTTTGATTTAAAGTAAAGTGTTGACCATTTGGAGTGAGTGTTAATTGTTTATCTTTTAGATAACCTGTATCTAATTTTTGTTCCAATAATCCTACTACTCCAACCTCTTGAGAATCAGCACACACAACTCCATTATATAAAGTTTCAGGACTAATATTATATTGCTGAATCAAATGTGGATAAAGAGAATTGAGATCAAAACTAACTACCCAATTATGTAATCCAGCTTGTGGTTCTTTAACGTATGCACCAATGATCTCACCTTTATTATTATTATTAAGAGAATCATAACCTGGAGCTTGTGGAATAACAATATTTTTTTTCTTTAAGAAATTATAGATAATTGCATCCCAAGTTCTCACAGGAGAGAATACATCCTCAAAATTAATCTTAGATTCATATGCCAGAGTAATAACCAACTCTAACAATTTCATCTTCTCCTCAAGCTTCTCTACAATCTCAACATCACGAATATTATACTCAATGAATTTCTGATAATTTGTTTTATACAAATCATATCCTTGAACATCCCCTACTTCTATTTTCTTCAAACCAAGTTCAACTGATCCTATATAATCCAGACGATATGATTCTCTAACCTTATATGTAAACTTCTTATACAAATCAATATAATCTAATGTTGAAATACCAAATATTGTATAGTACTGATTCTCCCTACCAGCTATAAATACATTACGTTGATTTATAAAACCAACAGGAGATAGTCGTGATGGTTTTTTGTCCAATCGTTCAATACGATTAACTAGATATGGAATATCAAAAAACTTACAATTCCAACCTGTAATAATATGTGGATAGTTTTGTTCCCACCATTGAAGAAATCTTTCTAACAAATCATCCTCATCATCACATTCATAATATAAAATAGTTTTTGTTTCATCATGTGGAACATAACCACCTGTTCCCCAAACATGATAAACATTTGCTGTACTATCATGTACCGTGATTGCTGTAACATCAGATGCAGCTGTTTCTGGATGAGGAAATCCATCTTCAGACGATACTTCAATATCTATTGTATATATTCTAATCTTTTTAATATCCCATTGAAACTTGTTTGGATACTTTTCAGAAATATATTGAACAGCATAATTAGTATTTCCATATACAGGAAAATCATCAACTCCTTTATATTGTTTTATGTAATCTTTACACGATGCAATATCATCAAACTTCATATCAGCAACGTGCTGACCTGTTAAAGTTTTATAACGACATTTGGTGGGTGGAGCTGGAATATACATAGTGGGTTGAAAACTTTCTGAATATGAATGCTCTTCATTACCAGAAAAATCTCGTATATATATTTTATTGCGTAGCAGACCAATGTAAGTATAAAAATTCATTATATATATTATCTCAAAAAAGGGTGTAAAAAACAAGGAAAAACTTATCCAATAATACCTTCATCTCCGGGTATTATAATTCCAGAACCAAAAACCCTATTATATTCATTTTGTAATTTTATATCAGGTGTTACTATGGTCATAATATGTTGATCTTTTAAAAAGATTTCTTCGTCTTCACCTAATGTAATCCATGGCTGAAAACCAATCTTATCTTTTGACACAGGAACCATTACCACAGGATTGTGTATTGAACACTTTTCTGGATTCCATTTACCAATTAATTCTTCTGACGTAACCAATCTTAATACTTTAATACTCATATCTTCTCCTATATTCAAGCTGGCAAGAGGATTTGAACCCCCGACCTATTCATTACAAGTGAATTGCTCTACCAACTGAGCTATGCCAGCATCAACTAAATATGTTTTCATCAATCTCTGTTGCATTACGTCCTTCATGTTCACCAACAGATTTAATTCCAACACTACCAATACTATATTTTGCTTGTAAATCCCATTCATCTTTCTCTGCAAAAGGAAGAATCTTTAACTGTCTAATTGGAACAGTTGGTTGTGCCTTGTCTGGAACAACAAGTTTTACAAGTTCCCATTCATGCAAAAGGTTTGCAATTGTATTCCTTCGTTCAACATCATTCTCGGAAATGTTTGTTGGCTTACCATCAAGCGCAAACAGTTCTTTAAAATGAACTATATAATATTTTCCTTGTTTGTGTAAAATATGACATGATTGGAATAACTTCTTTTCTTTTCTTGATGCTATTCCAATTCGTGTGAGGGTTTCCTTGACTTTAAGAAAATCATCATCTTCTTTTAACATAACTTCAACCATATCATTTATTGTCCATCTTGCAACATTTTCCATTGTATTATCTCCTTTCAATTCAATAATAAACTCATTATATAATATTTATACTATGGAGATTTTCCACCTTTATGAAGATTCTCCTTCATATGCTGTATATCACTTTCAGACAATAAATATAAACATTCTAATGCTTTTTTACTACTATACTTGAAATATTCTTTTATAATACCCAAATCTTCCAACTTTTTTGCTTTGATCCAACCCTTAAAGGGTCTTTTCTTTTTTTCAATGGTTTGATGTAAAAAATCATAATGCATCTTTTTCTCAAGCATTGGATATCTATTCATCATATTTGCATAATGAATCAAATCTGGTTGATAAGATAAGGATCTATTTGTAAAAAATGGTTTATAATCTTTTCGTTCCCTAATATAATCACCATTATATTCTTTCTTTTTCATTAAATCATTAGCATATTCAAACGGATTACTCATTAATCCTCCTCATCAGGTGGTGCATCTGCACGAAAATCTTTAAAGTGTGCTGTCAGCGATTCATCATTAGGATCCCATTTCATATCTTTCAACTTTAGAAGTGGATTTCTTTTCTTCTTCTTCGGTTTTTTCTTGGTTTCCATATCATCAAATGGTTTTGGTTCTGGTGAAAACATATCCCTTTCAACAGAATTTTGTTCTATAAAATCATCAAGTGTACGTCTTCCCTTTTCTATTTCTTCTCGCCACTTATTCATCCACTCATCCTTATCAAGACCATGTTTGCCTTTTCTGATACCTTGTATTCGTGTTTTTTCATCAGTAGGCAATTTATTCCATTGTTTATGTAAAACATGATTTAAGTTTTGAAAAATATCATTATACAAACTTTCATTTTCCAAAGCTGCAGCAAAAGCTAACACAAGTGTAAAAGTTCGATTTAAATCTTCAAGATCACCTACATAGTTTTCATCTTTGTCTTGAAGCTCACGACTCACCAATTCAATACTACCATTAGTTCTAACAATCAAAGCACTATCGTCTGCGTCTAATTTAAGAATTAGTTTGTTTTCATCATCAGAATCTTCTTTTTCTTTTTTTTCTTCGTTTGCCATGGTTACACCTCCACTAGTATTTATACATCAAATGCATTAGCTGTTTTACTTGGTTCTTTCCTATCCAAGTGTTTGAAGTCCTCATACAACGTATCATAATTCATAGGGTTCTTTGGATTTTCAAGTACATTTTTTATCTGTCCCAGTTTATGAAAAACCTTCTTGCCGAATATTTCAATCAACAAACTATCCAACGGACCTCCTAAAGTATTTTGATTTGCATCTAATATCCTATCCTGATATTCATTATATTTCATTTGTTTATATAAATTATGAAATGCAACCGTCACGTTAAATTTATGCATCTGAAGTTTAGTATCCCCATTATCTTTAATAGGATCAATTGGATATGGTGCAGGTTTCTTATCTTTTTGATAGTTATTAAAGAATGAATATGTATCAACTAAATCAGAACAAACAGGACAATCACATGGTAATTTAAAGTTCTTGCCCATATTAGTATAATCTTGTGGTATTGCACGATGTTTTACACCACCTATCATAATTGCTTCTTCTTTTGATACAGTAGGATCCTCAACAACCTGTCGATTAGTAAGTTTAATTTGTTCCATACCAGCTTCAGGTCTCCACCTAGGTCCCATAAAAAAACTACCAAATACTGTACTTCTATTCCAGTAAGTAGAATCATATGTTAGTTGAACATCAATACCCATCCCGTTTAAGATACGTTGAGTCCATTTAAGATATAACATAACAAGATTAGAACTAACTCCAAATATATGAACTACTTTACATTTTTCTTTTTCTAACTCACCATTATTTAAAAGAACCAATAATCCCGTAAGCATCTTACCATAGAGTCCTGCTGTACCACCCATTCCCCATCCATCAAACTGATAATCTTTAACGTGCTTATACCACTCTTCCATATTTTGCTTTTGTTGACCTTGAAGAACATTCAAAACTAATGCATCACTTCTTGTTCTATTCTCATAATAATATTTAGCTGACGTAATTGTTTTTTCTAAACACTCCTCATATGTCTTTAATGGTTTGTCAGGACCCAGGTTACGAACTGGTCTATCCAAAATTGGAAAGATATCACCATTCTTCTCCGACCATTCTAATGCAACTTTATCTGTAAACTTATCTGCATTAACAGTCCCCATAGCTAACTGGAATCCACCACTATCAATAAATACTTTTGCTTTCTCTGCACCAATATTCTTTCTTACATCTACTTTATCATATTGAACACCTGCAGAAATTAACATCCAAGGATTCTTAAAATATGAATCCTTATCACTAAAAATTCTCAGAGATTTTTTATCTTTAAAATCTTCCAACTCGTTTTTAGATATTTCTTCATCGGTATTATTATAAAATAATTTAGTCAAACCATCACTATAAGCTGGAATATAAATTGCATTACGTTTTTCCATTTCTTCAAACATTCACTACTCCTTTATTTAATATCATTATGTAACACACCTATCATGTAATACAGGATCTCTCACTCCTGTTATATCAAATGCTTCTTTACGTTTAACACATGCTGTACAAATTTGACATGGTTTCTCTGTATCTAAAAGGTATTCTATCTGTGGATTATAACAACTCCAAGTATCTTCAAAAGGAACATCCAATTTAACACCAGTTTTTATTTCATCAACTTTACTATAAGTAACAAACGGTGCCTTGACTGTAATATTCTTTTCAACATTTAATATTGCAACCTCATTAATAGCATCAACAAAATTGATTTGAGAGTCCCAATGTATATCACTAATCTGTGATGATATGTAAACCTCATCTGCACCATGTGACTCTGCATATGCCATAGAAACACTTAACATAATCATATTTCGATATGGTATGTATGTACTAGGTATCGTGTCACCTCGAACCTCTCCTGCGTCAGGTACGTCCATTGTTGATGCACCAGACAATGAGCTTACATCTTTACATAAATCACCAAGAAAACTTATATCGATGCATTTATATGGTATATTTAATTTCTCACATGTAATCCTTGCAAATCTAATCTCAATATCATTTTTTTGTCCATAATAATATGTAACTGGTAATACATTTTCTGCACCATACTTATCTGCTAACCAATAAACCATTACTGTACTATCTAAACCACCTGATAAACTTATAACTTTTTTCAAGATCTCATCCCTTTCATATTATTAAGAAGAGAGAAGAACTCATTTTTCATACTTGTGTTTCTTAGAAACATTCCACGAAGCACTGAAGTCAACATCTCACTTTCATGTTCTTTAACACCACGTGCTGTCATACAAAAATGTTCTGCTTTAATAACAACAGCCACTCCTTTAGCACCTGTTTCCTCTTCAATCATATCTGCAATCTGTTCAGACATTTCTTCTTGTATTTGAGGTCGTGATGCAATCCAATCCACTATACGATTAAACTTAGAAAGTCCTACCACTTTATCACCTGGGAATATTCCAACATATGCTTTACCCTTAATTGCTTGGAAGTGATGAGCGCAAGTTGAATTTATACTCATAGGACCTGACATATAAATTTGGTCATACTGTTTTGCATTTGGAAATGCAGTTACTTCAGGTGGAGGATAATATCTACCACGAAATATTTCATGCACAAACATCTTAGCCACTCGTCTTGCTGTATCTTTTGTATTATGATCATCTGTTGTATTAATGACTAATGCTTTTAATACATCTTCAAAGGCATCTGCAACTTCACATTCAATAAGTTTCACATCTCCCGGATCAAGATAAGTATATATTGTATCATTTGCAAAATGTTTATGTTTTATTGTACTCATCCTCTTTCTCAATTCATCACTAAATTTAGTATCCATCATCTCAAACTCCTCTTTATATAAATCGCACTATTAGCATCGTGTTCAAAACATTCAACACTATAAACAGATACACGACCAGTTGTATCCTCATAAACTTTTGAAGATACATAATCATATACATGCTCTGCAAACTTCTCACAACCAACTCCTTTGAATGTAAAAAGATTTACAAGACCTTCATCATATAATAATTTAAACGTATCTAAATCAGGATCTTCTTCATCAATCAACATTGTATGGTCAAACATTTCATCAAGATAATTCTTAATCCATTTACAATTACCAAAATCATAAACCCAATTTCGTTCATCAAGTGTTTCAGATTCAAAAGTAAAACGAAAACCTAAACTATAACCATGAAGTAAATTACAATGACTGTCAGCTCTCCATTGTCGAAAACAACAACTCAATCCTCTATCATTACCATATGTCTTTGTACTTCTATACATTACATACCCCCCTTAACTCTTTCCCATGGAAATACAATCCATCTATATAACTGTTCATGCATGTAATTAACTTTGTCATCATTATCATTACCAAACAATGCAATACAACTATACATTGGATTCTTATCAAACTCA